GAATGACATGGCGCTTAAAAAAGGTTACAGTAGCAAGACCATCGGCTCCAACATTAAGGCGGAGATGAAGGCCGGAAAGCCCAACAAGCAGGCGATTGCTATTGCTCTCAGCACTGCTGAAAAGGCTGCAAAGAAAGCGGGCAAGCCATCAAAAGCGCCCAAGAGGAAAATGGCATGACTGTGATGCTCTACAAATCGCCGGGGCCGCACAAGTTTCATGGTGGCGATTTTGATTATATCGTTGTTGAAGAAGCTGACGTTGCTGCGTGTGTGGCCGAGGGCTGGGCGCTGACAACGACTGAAGCCAGCGATAAACCAAAGCGTGGCCGCAAGCCAAAGGTCGAGGAATAACATGGCATACACGAAGCGCGATATCGTCAACCAAGCGTTTGCCGAAATTGGCATGGCCGATTATGTGTTCGACCTGCAACCGCAGCAGCTTGACAATGCGCTTCGCCAGTTGGACATGATGATGGCGACATGGAACGGCAAGGGCATTCGCATCGGGTATCCGCTGCCTTCGTCGCCCGGCGGCAGTGATCTGGACGAAGTGACAGGCGTGACCGACATGGCTCTGGAAGCCATGTATTTGAATTTGGCTATTCGGATCTCCAGTGGCTACGGCAAGACCGTCAGCCCAGAGACCAAGGCCGCTGCAAAGTATGCTTACAACCAGTTGCTTGGTCGGTCGGCGCTGCCGATTGAAATGCAGATTGGCAATCAAACCGTTCCATCGGGTGCTGGCAACAAGGGCTGGCGCTATTACAATGACCCCTATTTGCGTCAGCCTACCGATCCTTTGACGGTTGGCTCTGATGGCATTCTTGATCTGGAGTGAATCATGGCTAACATCAATCAGCTTTCGTCTACACAAACACTTCAGGGCGGCGATCTGATCGTTGTCTGGGCCACTGACAATGGGGACAGCCGCAAGGCTTCTCTCACCTTACTCACAGACTACCTACAGACGGCGCTGGTGCAGCCCGGCAGTCTGACCACCCAGTATGCCGCCCCAAGCGCAACTGCGTTCTCTGTGACCATCGCTCTGGTCAATACATGGCTTCTGTTGACGCCCACGGGCGCGTTCGCTGCTGGCACGATTGTGCTGCCCGCAAGCCCGACCGACAAGGCCGAGGTCAGCATCAACACAACGCAGGCCATCACAGCTTTGACGGTCAGCGGGAATGGAGCAACAGTTACGGGTGCGCCGACGACTCTGGCGCAAAACGCATTCTTCACCATGCGCTATGACGCGGTGACGGCTGCTTGGTATCGAGTGTAAAGGAAAGCAAAATGTCCACGTTCATCTATCCGGCGTCAGTCGTTACCTCGACAGACATTATCATCCCGGTCGGCCAGACCCTAAGCGTTGGCAGCACTGGCAACCAACAATCGTTTGTGAGCGTCAACAACACTCTGGTCGCGCTGTCTAACCGCGCCCAAAGTTTTGGCCCATACACGGGCGACCGCATCGCAACCATCACCAACTATTACTCGACGGTTGAGTATGACGTTGGAACCCAGCCAATGCTGCGCAGTTTCCCAGCGCTTTTGATTGGGCAGATCGCGCCTATCGGATTGGTCGAACCCGCTGCAACCTTTGCCACGCTGACTTATGAAACCAACGCTGGTCTGGTTCGCCTCGTCAGCGCAGGCGCACATGGTCTGACAGCGGCTATCGCTGTCGGTGCAAGCGTCTATGTGACATGGGCGACAGGCACTGGTGTGAATGGCCTTTATGCTGTAACTGCGCTAGATGCTGACACAACGGGCGTCAAGATCACGATCAACCTGCCTTACGTCTTGGGCCTTGGCACTCCGACTGTTGCTGTCGCTGATACGGTCGTCACGCTGGCGTCTGTGACTGTTCCGGGCTGGTCGATGGGTGTTGGCGGTGGCATGGAAATTGATGCGCTGTTCACGCTTACAAACAACGCAACAGTGAAAACGCTTGGCATGACGTTTGGTGGCGGAACGATTCTTTCCGCAGCGGCAGCAAGCAACGCCAGCGCTTGCGTTCAAAAACTCATGTGCAACCGTGGCTCGTCGCAGATCATCACAAACTCTGCTTCTGCTGTCGGTCATGGATTATCAACTGGCGCAAACGTCACGCTATCTGTTGATGCGACTGTTGACCAAGTGTTTGCAATCACCTGCCAACCTGCCACAGCAAACAACCTGATGCGCCTTGAGGCATTCAAACTTCACGTCAGCTTCTGAGGTAGTTGATGCAAATCGCAATTTTGTCGGGCATCTACGCAGACGGATCGCCAAATTTTCGGACATCATATCCGAAAAACATGGTTCCTGTTCCTAAAGAGAATGGGATTTCGAAAGGCTATCTGCGGCCCGGCGAAGGGATTGTTGAACTAGGCACTGGCCCCGGCATCAGTCGCGGGGCCATTAACTGGAACGGCGAACTCTACCGAGTTATGGGGACCAAGCTGGTTTCCATTTCATCGGTTAATGTCGTGACCGTGATTGGCGATGTTGGGGCTGGTGGCCGTGTCATGTTTGACTACGGATTTACCTATCTGGCCGTGACATCGGGCGGTCGGCTTTATCTTTATGACGGCACAACGCTGACCCAAGTGACCGATCCCGATCTGGGTGTGGCTCTTGATGTGGTTTGGGTCGATGGTTACTACATGACCACAGACGGCGAGTTTCTTGTCATCACAGAATTGAATGACCCGTTCTCTGTAAACCCGCTGAAATATGGTTCGTCTGAAGTTGACCCAGACCCGATCAAAGCCATCTTGAAACTGCGGAACGAAATCTATGCGCTGAACCGCTACACCATCGAGGTATTCGACAACGTAGGCACGGCTGGCTTTCCATTCCAACGTGTAACTGGTGCGCAAATTCAAAAAGGCACAGTCGGAACTTTTGCCTGCTGTGTGTTCATGGATGCCATTGCGTTTATCGGCGGCGGTCGGAATGAGGCACCAGCAATCTATCTTGGGGCCAATGGAAACGCGCAGAAGATTTCCACCCGCGAGATTGAAGAAGTTTTGCAGGAATATACCGAAGCCGAGTTGAGTATATCCTACATCGAAGAAAAGATTGACCGGGCGCACCAGCACCTGATCGTTCACCTGCCGCGCCACACGTTTGTGTTTGATGGCGCTGCGTCAACCGCGCTGTCTATGCCCGTCTGGTTCATGCTTTCCTCTACAGTTGTGGATGAGGACATCTGGAATGCAACCGAGTGCATCTGGTGCTATGACCGCTGGAACGTGGCGCATCCCACAACTACCCAATTTGGCTATCTTGTCGATAACATCAGCACCCACTGGGGCGAAACCATTGGCTGGGAATTTGGGACGCTGATCGTCTACAACGCGGGCAATGGCGCTTTGTTCCACGACATGGAACTGGTCAGCCTGACAGGCTCAACGGCATTCGGTGTCGATCCCACGATCTGGACGCAGTATTCGGTCGACGGCATCACATGGAGCGTTGAGAAGGGCATCAGCGCAGGGACCATAGGACAGCGCAACAAGCGCCTAGTCTGGTTCCAGCAGGGGAACATGAGGAATATGCGTATGCAGCGTTTCCGTGGCACCTCTGACGCTCACATGGCCGTTGCAGCACTGGAGGCGCGGATTGAACCGCTGGCATTCTAATGGCTGACAATACCATCCCAACGCGCAACCAGATCGCCCGACTTGTCGGTGATGATCCGGCTATGATTAAGGCGCTGGAACGTTTGTTCATCGTCGCAAATGATCTAACGCCAACCGAAATCAATACGCTGACGCAACTGATCACTGACAACAGCTACGCCACTGGCGCATCTGACAACAAAGCTGAAGTTGCCTTATCGGATGCAATCGCAGCGCAGGTTAGTGCAAACGCAGCACAGATCACGGCTTCAACGGCGTTGGCTGATGCAGCCGCAGCGCAAGAGACCGCCGATCTAGTGGCAACTGGCCCAGCACCAAGCGAACAGCGGATTGATCGCCTACAAGATGTCCGCGCATTTGGTGCAGCCAATGGGTCAATTTTGGTTTATAATGCGACATTGGGGGCTTGGTTACCCGTTGTCGGCGCATCTGGTTCATTTCTTGCGGGCATCCAAACAGTTACCGTTGTGAACGGTATTATCACAAGCATCGTCTAAGGAAACAACATGGCAGTCACACCCGTCAACCTAATACCGCCAAAGCAGGCCGAGAGCAGCCAGACGGCGCAATATACAGCAACTGGTGTCAAGGCGATTATCGACAAGTTCACAGTGACGAACACTTCCGCCGGGAGCGTGAACTTTTCGGTAAACCTTATCAACGCCAGCGGATCTGCTGGTGATAGCAACTTAATCATCAAGACACGGGCCATCGCTGTGAGCGAAACCTACACCTGCCCTGAACTGGTCGGTCAAGTCTTGGAAGCTGGGCAGTTCATATCAACGCTTGCCTCTGCGGCAACGTCTCTGACAATTCGCGCTTCTGGAAGGGAGATTTCGTAATGGACGACATGATGATTGAGTTTGGCTTGCCGAAGCAGAAAATCGTTTCGACATCCGAGAACCGCAAGAACCGCCAAGTCGTGATCGACGAGTGGAAGCTGGGGCCGGAAAATGCATCGGTCGAACCATCGGCCAATGGCCCGTTCTGGAAGGGTGTCGCGGCAGCTTGGGACATGAGCGAGAAAGAAGCTCGTCGCCGTCTCTGCGCCAACTGCGAATACTTCCAAAACGATCCCATGATGCAAGCCAAGATGGAAAGCATCCCGCTGGATAAATTCGACATGGATGGCGGTGGCCGAGGCTATTGCGAGAAGTTTGACTTTATCTGCCACAATCTGCGCGTCTGTCAGGCTTGGGAAGAGGACGAGTAAATGGACTATCGCAGCCTTGCCAGCCAGATCGCAGTTGAAGAAGGCGTTGACCCCGACCTGTTCATCCGGCTGGTCGAGGCTGAGAGTTCATTTGATCCAAACGCCACATCGTCGGCGGGTGCGATTGGTCTAACGCAGTTGATGCCCGGCACTGCAAGCGATCTGGGCGTTGATCCAACAGATCCCATGCAGAACCTTCGCGGTGGTGCGCGATATTTGAAGCAACAATTGGATCGTTTCGGTGATCCAACACTGGCACTCGCTGCGTATAATGCGGGTCCGGGCAATGTCAGAAAATACGGTGGCATTCCGCCATTCCCAGAAACGCAAGCCTATGTTGATCGCATCATGGGCATGGTTTCAAAAAGCCCACAGCCTATGGAAGTTGCACCAGCGCAGGGCGACTTTGCGCGTGGGTTTCAGCCAGCCAAGACTTTGGCCGATCTATATCCCAAGCCAGTTGATCCGCTTTCGCTCTACGATCCGCGAGCAATTCAACAGCGGTATGCACTCAAATGACAAACCTTGCCCAAAAGCCCATTATCTGCGATACTGCGCGGGCTGAGACATTGGCCCACCAGCAGGCAAGTTCTGACAAGGGACGGCCAATGCGTGGAATCCTAGAACATCACCTGATTGAGACACTGGCCATCCCAGACGATGCTTCTCATTGGTTGATGGGCATGTGGGACGCAATCCAGTTCTTGGATGATGTTGCTGATGGCGATGCCGTTAGTCGCGGTGCATTTGATCGAGCATTGCATCATTTGCTGGTCGGTTTGCCTTCTAACGCATTCTTTATGGCACACGCGCAACAACTTCTGCCAGTTGTCGCCGTGCAGCTTTTGAAGTGGCAGGCTTCCGACATCGTGGAGCGTGCAGGCGCGGCTGATGCCCGCAGCTACATGTGGCGGGCTGGCTATTATGATCTGGTCCTTTGGGTGGTCCAGTTGTGTCATGGCTACGATGCGGCTGTGACGTTGGCACCTGTTGTCATGTCGCTTTATGGCGAGACCGCCGAAGATTACGAAAAGGAGTTCGCCAATGCCTAATCCTATGGTTGCCATGATTGGTGGAAGTGTCGGAAGCGCTGTTGTGCAATCCAATGCAGCCAAAAGAGCATCAAACCAACAAAGCGCAGCTGCCCAACAGGGCATTGAGGAACAGCGCCGCCAGTTTGATGCGATGCAAGCATTGTTGAAGCCCTACGTCGAGGCTGGCACAGGTGCTTTGTCTAATCAACTAGCGCTGGCTGGTGTATCTGGTGCAGAAGCACAACAGGCCGCAATCAATGCCTTGCAGCAAGGGCCAGAGTTCAATGCGTTGGTTCAGCAGGGTGAACAAGGCATCTTGCAAAGTGCAGCTGCTACGGGTGGCCTGCGGGGTGGGAATGTGCAAGGGGCTTTGGCTCAGTTCCGCCCGCAGGTTTTGTCTTCACTGATCGAGCAGCAATACAATCGCCTTGGTGGACTAGCTACCGCAGGTCAAAACGCTGCAACTGGTGTTGGGACTTCTGGGATGCAGACAGGCGTTAATGTTGGCAACCTTCTGGCCCAGCAAGGCGCGGCACAGGCTGGTGGAACGCTTGCGGCTGGGGCTGCGTTTGGAAATCTAATCGGTGGTATTGGAAACATTTTCGGCCAATCGGCTGGCTATCAGCAGCCAGTGATGAGCCAAGCAAGTAGGAATGGATTCTAAATGGAACCGATTAACTACATCCTAGACGTAAAAAACCCCATTGATGAATACATGAAGGGCCTGAAGTTTGCCCGCACTGATCTTGCGGATCAGCAGGCAATGCAGATCAATCAGCAAAACATGTCTATGGCACAACAGCAGTTCGCAGATCAACAAAGCGCCTTGCAGGCTCAACGAGCAGCGGCTGACAAAGCCGTGGCTGATGCACAGGCTGGACAGGCTGAACTGGCGCGGCTGGCAGGCTTAGGCGCGGCTGCAACGGCAGAGGATTACATGAAGGCATGGGTGGCAAACCCAGCAATCCGTGATGATCTGAACAACCTAAAAACTATGATTACGGAGCCGCAATCTGCGGCATTGCTCCAAACCACTCAAAACATGTATGCCACCACTGCGTCTGGCAATGTTGAGGCAACACGAAACATCCTTCAAACTAATCTTGATGCGGCACTGAATTCTGGCGATCAGACAATGGTTCCAGCATACAGGGCAGCATTGGATCAACTGGACCAAAATCCAGAAGGCGCAATGGCGCAGCTAAAGACAACATCAGCGATGACTTTGATGGGCCTGAAAGGGCCGGAATACATCAAGACAATCAATGAAAGCCTTGGGCTGACTCCTGCAAAAACTCCTGAAGGGTTTCAAACGCTGGGACTTCGTGCAGAAGCTGCTGGCTTTAAGCCCGGAACGCCTGAGTATCAAAAATTTATGGCTACTGGTGGCGACAAAGGCCCGTTGGTGCAAATCGGCGACCAAGAGACCTCATTTGCAAAAGCTGCTGGAGAAAAAGCGGCTGCAACATTCAGCGGCTTGATTGATCAGGGTGTTTCTGCTTCACGCTCTCTTGCTCAGTTAGACAATCTTGAAACTCTTTTGAGCGGTGTTGAGACAGGTCTTGGCGCACAGTTCAAATCATTCCTTGGCCAATATGGTATAGACACCGCTGGGTTGAGTGACATCCAAGCAGCTAATGCCGCAATCAACCAGCTTGTTCCTGCGCAGCGGGAAGCAGGTTCTGGCACAATGACGGATAGAGATGTTAACCTATTCAAGTCCTCATTACCTTCGTTGATTAACCAGCCGGGTGGCAACAAGCTGATCATTGATACTATCCGTGGCATCAATGAATACGATGTTGCAGCATCTCTTATTGCCGGAAAGGTGATGGATGGCGTTCTGACACGCGAAGAAGGCCGCAAGGCACTTATGGAAATTCCAAATCCTCTTGCCGGATTTAAAGCGCCGAAGACAACTGAAACTACCGCAGCGCCAGCGCCCACCGATGCAAAAGCAGCATTCCTAGCAGACCCAAGAATTAAAGCGCTTGACCCAGCACAGCAAGAAACAGCATGGACTAAGTATCAAGAAATCATGGCGGGGCAGTAATGGCAGACCTTGACCCAATTGCACTTGCAGCAGCAATTGCTGAAGCACAATCAAAGGCTGAAAAGCCAAGCGTTGCATCAAGGATTTGGACCTCAATCACTGGGTCTGATGCCGATCCTAACATTCCTTCTGCTGTTGATGCTAACCTTGGATTGAGTGCTTCTGAATCAGCCCGCATGGTTGCTTTGCTTGCGACTACGCGCAATGAAGATCGCCTAAAAAGCGGCATCCTTAAGATCGAACCTGAAACCACATTTGGCACAGACGAGTCTGGCCGGATGTATGCAATGTGGCCGAGGTCAGAGAACGGCAAGAAAACTGGCGCACTAACGCGGTTTTACCCGAATGAGCCGGGCCTTGGCATGATCGATGTTATGCAGGTCGCTGGCGCCGTGGGGATGGCTACACCAGTTGGCAGGGGTCTGGCTGCTGTCGGATTGCCCACGGCTGGCTTGGCGGGCGCTGCCACTATCGGTGCAACTGAGGCTGGTCTGATTGAGGCCGCTAGTTCGCAGATGTCTGGTGCGCCCTATCAAGTGACAGACATTCCGATTGGCGCGGCTGGTGGTGCTGTTGGTCAAAAGCTGATCAACATTGTCGGATCGCTGGTCAACACAATCCGCCGCCTTGGGCCAACACAGGTCTTGGGGCCAGATGGCAGGCTTTTGCCCGGCCCTGCAAAGATGGTGCGGGATGCTGGCCTTGACCCAGATCAAGTTTCCGCAAGCGTTGCTGCGCAAATACAAAAGCAAGTAACGGCTGGTGTGGCTCCGGAGGCCGCTGCTGTCACGGCTATGTCTAGGGGGCTACCTACGCCTGTTCCTATGACACAAGGCCAGCTAACGGGCAGCAAGGGGCAACAGCTTGCCGAAGATGCAATGGCAAGTGGAGCATTTGGCCAAAGCGCAGAGCAAACAATGCAGACTTTCCGCGCTGGTCAGCAGACGGCATTGCGTGAGAACGTCACAGGCATAACGGAAGCCCTAGCGCCGGGCGCTGTTCCAGTTTCTAAGGGTGAGGGTGGCCGTCTGGCACAAGAGGCATTGGCTGCTCTACGCGCTGGTGACAAGGCGAGGTCGGATGCTTTGTATGCGCAAGCCCGTGCATCTGGGGCAGCGGCAATTGAACCGACTGCTGCGCTAAACATTGCGGATACTGCTCGATCTGCATACCGCGAAGGATTCAGCCCAACCACTGCGCCAAAGATGGACGAGTTGCTTCTGCGCCTTGATGAGATCATGGCGAATGGTGGCGACATCAAGATGTTGAACCAGTGGCGCACTCAGGTCAGCAACCTACGCGCTGGGGTGCCAGATGTTGAAGGTGCCGCTGCGGGTGCGGTGCTCCGTTCAGTTGACGCAAACATAAAGAACGCTGTTGATAACCAGCTTCTTATTGGCGATCAGACGGCAGTTGATGCTTGGCGCAATGCTATCACCAACTACGCTGATTATGCGAAGACATGGAAAGACCAAGGCGGCATCCTTAACCTTCTCACTGAAACTTCAGTTCGTGATGGCTCGCGCCAGTTGAAGGTCGCACCAGAGAGTGCTGCCAATGCTATTTTTACCATGACGGCATCCGGCCTTGCATCAAAGACAGGACTGCCGCGTGATCTGCTGACGCTCAAAGCAAAGCTGCCGACTGAACAGTGGGATCGACTGCGGCAGGAAGCATTTCTTAGGCTGACAGAGACGCTTGAAAAAGTGGGAACTGGTGGCATGGAAAATGTCTCTGGTCTGTCATTCAAGAAGGCGTGGGTAAACTTGCTGAAGAACAACCCCGGTGTTGTGAATACGTTGTTCTCCAAAGCAGAGCGCGACACGATTACGCAGTTTGCCGACGTTGCGGCCAGAGCAACAAGCACTGCTGTTAACGCATCAAACAGCGCAAATGCGGCGGCGGGATTGATCCAGCGCCTTGGCTCTGGATTTACAAAGACGGGTGCTGGTCAGTTCATCCTTCAGAACACTTTGGGAAAGATAATCCGTGAACCATATGGCGCTGCGGTCGCTACGATGGCAACGGCTGGCGCTAAGGCTCCAACCCAGATCGTCGGAATGCCGTCTGCGCTTGGCGTTGGTGCTGGAGCAGGTGCGGCGCTGTCGCAAGAAGAACAACTCGGACCGCGTATTCCGCTGGTCGGGCGCATGACAATCGGTGGTCAGCAATGATGCTATCCAAACACCCCATTTTCGTGTTAAATGAC